CAAAATCTTGGTAGTAAATTCCATTTTTTGCAATCACCCCAAGATCATACAATTGCGCCAGCAATTTTTTTGCATAGGGCTTCGTTTGGGTAGCAACTAATCGATAATATGACTTATCTGAGGTAACTTGTGTAAACAAGGACTGATCATTTTTTTTTGTGACTTTAATGCTGATCTTCTCCTTGTCTGTGGGAAGTAAGTGTGACAAAGCGTGATTCGTTAAAAACAAGCGAGTAAAATCATCATAATAATCCACATTGTTCTTTGTAACTATCGCTACATCACAAAGATAGACTCCTTTATCTTCCTCAGATTTTAAGATCAAAAACCTTCCGCTTTCTTTTTCTTTAAGGTTTCGCCTGTCTGAGTTATATTTCTCATAAAACCATGAAGCACTCACAATATAAAACATAAAACCTACTCTGCCATGTTAAGAATGATTTTCGGGAAACATTCATCTAAAAAACTTAAGCATTTCTAGATGAGATGCTATTAAAAAATTGAATTGAATAATTGACATTGTTATCTATCTCACTCAAGTCTGCTTAATTTCTTAGTCATAATTTTGCCAGTAGATTCTTTGAAATTGCAATCTTTATACTAACGATTGTTGTTTCAGGTCTCATAAAACCCTGTTCGATTGCCACCGATGCCCTGTGGCGGCATCCTCCCTAGCATGAAAACTCAATCCACCTTTCAGGACATTCTGCGCCTCCTGCGCAATCTGATCCGCACCGGCGTCATCATCGAGACCGATCTCGATACGGGGCGCTGTCGCGTCCAATCTGGCGGCATCGTTACCGACTGGCTTCAGTGGCTGACCTCCCGCGCCGGGCGTTCGCGCACCTGGTGGGCTCCCTCAGTTGGCGAGCAGGTGCTCATTCTGGCAGTCGGCGGTGAGCTTGATACTGCCTTTGTCCTGCCCGCTATTTTTTCTGATGACCATCCCGCACCCTCGGCCTCTGCCGATGCGTTTCATATTGCCTTTCCTGACGGTGCGGTTATCGAGTACGAACCCGAAACCGGGGCGCTGTCGGTCACCGGCATCACTACAGCTGAGGTCACCGCATCAAAATCTATTACTGCCACCGTGCCGGTCGTGCTGATTAAAGCCGACACCCGCGTCACGCTCGATACGCCGGAGGTGGTCTGTACCAACAAGCTCATCACCGGCACGCTCGAAGTGCAGAAGGGCGGGAAGATGAGCGGTGACTTCGAGCACGACCGGTCGCACCTACATCGACCAGAGCAGCCCGACTTATCAAATCACCCTGCCGGGTGGTGCCACATCGGGCGGCCAGCTCGGGAACCAGTTGCAGGACGCGTTAGAGAAATACGAGCGCGACAAGCGGGCCAAAGCCCGCGCCAGCATGATGCACGATTAAGGAGACTGACAATGATGCTCGCCCTGGGAATGTTTGTGTTTATGCGCCAGTCGTTGCCGTTTCAGAGCCTGCAACGCAGCGCGGATTATCGCTGGCCGTCCAACAGCCGGGTTGGCAAGCGCGATGCGTTCCAGTTCCTCGGCCCCGGTGAGGACAAAATCACGCTGAGCGGTGATTTATACCCGGAGATGACCGGCGGGCGACTCTCGATGCTGGCGCTGTATCTGATGGCGGAAGAGGGCCGGGCATGGCCACTGATGGCCGGTACCGGCACGATTTACGGGATGTTCGTTATTACCAACGTCAGCGAAACCGGCACTGTTTTTTTCGCCGACGGCACACCACGAAAAATCAGCTTTTCCCTGTCGCTGACCCGCGTCGATGATTCGCTGGCGGCGGTCTATGGTGATATAGGGAAACAGGCCGAAGCCATGCTCGGCAACGCGGGCGATGCGCTGTCATCGCTGGGGGGCCGATGATGTTGAATGTGATTACCGGCGCGGGGGCCAGCCTGACGCCGCAGTTTATGCTGACACTCAATAGCAAGGACATCACCGGCAATATCAGCGACCGGCTGATTACGCTCAGCATGACCGACAATCGCGGGTTCGAGGCGGACCAGTTGGACATCGAGCTCGATGACAGCGACGGTCTGGTTGAGCTGCCGGTGCGCGGCGCGGTGCTGTCGCTGTATCTTGGCTGGAAAGGGTTTGCACTGGTCGGGAAGGGCGATTTTACCGTCGATGAGGTGGAGCATCGCGGCGCACCGGACACGGTCACGCTCAGGGCGAGAAGTGCCGATTTTCGCGGCACGCTCAATTCACGCCGGGAAGAGTCGTGGCACGATACCACCCTCGGCGCGGTGGTCGACGCTATTGCATCACGCAATAAATTAACCGCCCGCGTGGCGACATCGCTCGCGCAGATCCCGATTGCACACATCGACCAGTCGCAGGAATCGGACGCGGTCTTTTTAACGCGCCTGGCCGAGCGTAACGGCGGATCGGTGTCCGTCAAAGCGGGCAGACTGCTGATGCTCAAAGCCGGAAGCGGCACCACGGGCAACGGCAGGGCTATCCCGCAAGTTACCATCGAGCGCCGCGACGGTGACCGGCATCAGTTCGCGATTGCTGACCGGGGAGCCTATACCGGCGTGACGGCGAAATGGTTGCACACCAAAGACCCGAAACCCGAGAGGCAGACGCAAAAGGTGAAGCTCAAGCGCAAGCCGAAAGAGCAACACCTCCGCGCCCTCCAGCATCCAAAAGCGCAGCCGGTCAGCCCGGCGACAAAGGTCAAAAAGCAGAAAGCGCAGGAGGACCGGGATGGGGAGTATATGGCAGGTGAGGCGGACAACGTTTTTGCCCTCACCACGATTTACGCCTCAAAGGCGCAGGCCATCCGGGCGGCACAAGCGAAGTGGGATAAATTACAGCGCGGCGTCGCGGAATTCTCTATCAATCTGGCGACGGGTCGTGAAGATATTTACCCGGAAATGCCGGTGCGGGTCTCAGGCTTTAAGCGCGTCATAGACGAGCAGGCGTGGTTAATCAGCAAGGTGACCCACAATATCAACAATAACGGCTTCACGACGTGCGTAGAGCTTGAGGTAAGGCTTTCGGATGTGGAGTATGAAGCGGAGTCGGAATGAAAATGAATTGTTTGTATCTGTTTGTTTTATAATGAATTAATGCGTAAAATGGCGACATCAAAACATCAGGTGAGGTGATAAACATGTTCCATTGTCCGTTATGCCATACAGCCGCCCATGCCCGCACCAGTCGCTACTTTACCGACACGACAAAAGAGCGTTATCACCAGTGCACAAATATCAATTGCAGCTGCACATTCGTCACTACTGAAACTGTCGAGCGCTACATTGTGAAACCGGGCGAAGTGATTCCGGCGTTACCTCACCCGACGTCAGCAGGACAACAGCAGCTCTGGATGTGAAAAAGAAAACTCCGCGATTGCGGGGTTACTTCTTTTTGTACTCATATCATATTTGTGATGATTTAACTTAGGATTAAGCCCGTAAAGTGTTGGAACGGTCATTCATTGCATCACGCAATAAAGGTTTATATGGGTAAGTGAACAGACTTATTGGTGCTTTCCTTCAAAATTGGGTGGTTGTTAGCCACCCAAAAAATTTACTTAAAGTCGGTTGACTATCCAGTTGGCGTAATTTCCACCCACACAGCCCCAATATTCATGGACTGTATCCAAACTCATTGTATTCTCTGTAATACATTTCGTTAGAAGCATTTTGACAATATTATTCTGATTGACACGGTAACCAGTTATATTGCTAGGTGACACAAAAAGCGCCTCTACCGCAACGAAGCGGTAAGTATTTCTGAACACATCACTGCTGTTCTCATAAACATTTCCCTCTATCTCAATGAACATATTTTGGGTATCGTCTGGGTCAAAATTATGATCTTTCCATACAACTGCTGAGTCGACCTTTTTAGGATGGCGCTCTCTAGCTTTATTTTTGTGTACATTAGAGATTTCAACATATTCGAAAGGGTTCATAGCATCAATTAAAATAACAAAAAAATTTTTGTATGGACTGGTGTCATTATAATAGACCAATATCTTATCAATTTTTGCCTGATGTGGGTAACCCCCGTAATTTATTTCGAACTCATTTTCTCTAATTTGTTTTGCACCATAGTAGTTTAGATCTCCCCCATCAGACTGAATCATCCATAGTTTATCTTTATCTTCTTCATTTTTAATGGTTGCATCAATGCAATCAAAGAAGCGAGCCATTTTAATGGGATCGGATATTTCACCGACAACTTTTATCGTCGGAAACCCTTTAGCAATTGCTGTGTTCAGTTTATAAAGATATCCCCATGATTCATTTGCATATCTCTCCTGCTCCAAATATTTCATCTCGTTCTTGTAACTGTCGCTTTCTTTGACCATAAAGTTTTTTAATTCAGCGATGTTATCGAATCTCTCTTC